GTCGAATCTTGTGTGATAATCTCACTAGGAGATGAAAAATTTGTTTGTTGTGTTTCAGCGAGTGGTATATTCTTCTATGCTGTAACTCATAGGCATAGGTATAGTGAGTTACTCTAGATGTTCTAGGAATGCTAGGTGGTATCTTGAGTAGTAAAGCTAAATAGCTAACCACTTCTGGAGTGCGATCTTCTGTCCCATTTTGACTCACATTTAACCTGGGACTCAGGCAAGCAAAACCTCCACACCTACTCTCGTAAGGAAAACGCTGGTTAGTATAACCAAGAAATTACCAACTCTCGTATGGATACGCTAGATTTAAAGCCTCTAGAAGGCATGGACAACGAGTCGCTCAAACAGTAAACTCGTCTCCAAACACTGACTTTAGACACTGAACTCTGTTGGCGTATGGGCACTTCCAGCCAAGTTCAGCGTACATCTGCTCCCACTGCGGAATGAGCCTAGCCCATTCAGAATCGTCATGATATGAAAGATGCTTCACTGCAGTGTTCACATTCAGCAGTGCTTGTTCCATTGACGGCTGAGCATCGGAACCTTCAGCCCTCGTCCATAATGGGAGTTCTTCAATCACTTCGATCCTGAGCGGCCAGACGTACTTAGCGAGGGCAGGCTCGAACCTGCAAAATCTCTTCAAAATCGTGGTTTTGTTGAAGGGCCTGAAATCCGAGCTAATGTTTCCGCTCTTTAGGTCATCAGTGTAAACATGACCAAAATCAGCATAACCTGATGCGCAAACCTCTTCAGAAACAAAAGGTGCAGCTTCAGGAGAACAACTCGCGCGATTGTCATCTCCAAGCACACGAACCATCACATTGGCAAAATACCAATCCCAAAACCTTGGCCGAAAATCAGTCTTCTTCCAAACAGAGTACGCAAAATATGCATGATTGAGAACACTGTTTACGATCGTAGTTAAGGGGTGTCCTGAAGCAAGGGATCCAACCCAACGGTGAATCGTCGACCCTCTGATGTGATAGGTGAACGACATGCTCTTGATATAAGTCCTAAAAACGGCTTTGGTCGCATCGTCAAAATCAGGATTATGTCTAAGAATGAAATCGATTATGCACTCCAAGACAACCTCCAGAGCATCAATGCTATGACGAGTGTCGTAAGCACTGAGATCGCCAGCCATGTGGAGGTCCAACAAGGCTGCCACCGTAAGGTGTTGTTCAGTGAGGATGTGGGCATCAACTCCCTCAGTGTTCTCAACAGAGTGACCATTGGAGAGGTAATTGTCCTTCATCCACATCATGAAATTGCCGAAAAGCATCCTTGTGACAAGCACGAGCGAGTTTGGTGCGGCAGACACAAGTCTGCCCTTCCCTTGCGCAACTTTCTCCTTGGGCAAGGTCTCAGACTTGATGACGTCAGTGTACACCCACATTGGTATCTCACCAATAGCCAGGGATGCAATGCAATTTTCGACCTCACCTTGAGTTACGTCTGCCAAGGGTCCAGGCACAAAGACTCCATTCTCGAACTTCCCAACAAGTGCATGCTTAGTGGCTGGCTTGAGCCCATCGGCTGTGCAATTGTAAGGGTAACCGGGAGAAGTGGAAAGGTCTATGCTATCGAGACTCGTTCCAGGTTTACCCACGATGGCTTGCTCGAGGTCAAGAAGCCCACGATTCATGGGTATTGTCTGAACCTTCTCACAATGAGTGAGATAGGCCTCAACAGACTCCTTGAGTTGCGAACGCAACAAAGGCGACAACCTTTGTGTCTTGTTGTACTTCGACACGGCTTTCACATAAACATCACGATCGTTACACTGAACGTTCGCAAGTTTAGGCTCATAAGGCCTGATCAAAGGTACAAGAACCTCTTGTATCTTGGTCTTGTTAAAATGGACGCGTTTTCCGTCACCAATAACGTCTCTGCCCGCAAAATCAGGTTTTACGTCACGCTCAAGGAGCTTGTCAATCGCTGCTTGAATGGTTGACTTGGTAACTGCACACGCGTACGCAGGACCGTGCCCAGGGTAACCCATTGCGTGAAACCCAATGAACTTCCCCGCACAACCACCGTTGTTACTGGTGGCAAAGTATAGGCTACCGCAATCACCAGTCTCACTAATGAGAACGCATCGCCAAAGCTGGCGCACGAAACGATTCTCACCATCAGGACCCCTTGCGCTTTTGCCGTTGATAATCCTTGCGTCAGCGAAAAACTGAGGTCCAGTTTGACTGGGAAGGTAAGCTCCAAGTCCGACGTTGCCGGAGATCGCATCCATCTTGTCAAGGATGAAATGGTCGTCAACCCAATGCCTCAAAATCGAAGATGACTGAGGCGCACCTGGAGCAACAAAGAACATCAAGTCAGAATGTTCGTCGTTGATTCCTTTGACCATTTCAGAGTAAAGGATCTTGAAGTTGATCCCACGCTCGACGTTCACTGCCTCAAACTCGAAGTCAGCCTCAGGATCACCGATCTCCTTAACAAGGTTCTTCAAACGTTCAAAACAATGATTGTTCACGAAAAAGACTCTGTCCTCAAGAGCAATAATGTTTTGAAAATGCACACCAGAAGCCCTAAGGCTAAAAGTGTGATATTTCGCTTTGGTTATCGCCACAGGGACTTGAGTCCCAGATTGAGCCTCAATCCTTTTAAGCTGAAGCTTTTGAACCTTCTTAAGCTTCTTGGACTTCTGCTTTGAAAGAGAACTCTGATCAACGTAAGTCTTTCCTTGAGTCTCAGGCACGGGAGCTTCATCACTCTTCGTCTGACCCAAATCAGACGTGAGCGCAAAATAGCTTATAAGCGTGATCAAAGTAGTAGCCACAACAACCGTGTTGTCAACGACAAGATCTTTGATCAGTGTAAAGAGCACGCCTGAATATAAACTCACTTCACGGGCTACTGCCTTGAAAGTGGAGCTTGTATTCTGCAAAGCTAGTTCGTTACGAAAAGCTCGGAAGAAGAACTCCATGTCACCATCTGTCCAATGCTCTTCAAATTGGTTCCCTGCATGGTACATGGTGATGTTTTGCTCAGTAGCCAAGACACGGAATGCATACATGACATTGACTTTGAAGATAACATCATGCTGATTTGCCACGTAACATGACACATCAGAAGCAAACTTGAGCATCTTCCTCAAATCCTCACTTGACTTCTCGCGCCCAACAAACTTCAAGTCATGTGAAAAGAACTCTTCCCAAAGTGGTCCAGACTGGAAAACACTTTCAAGAACATCAAACTCGGTCATACCCTCTTTGAAATCAAACGAAGAGAGCACACTCTTGAGCTTGTTGTCCGTGACGCTGTCAACCTTGACAATGGACTCACGAAGAGCTGACATCTTCCTGATGAGCATTTCACGCCTGATTATGGTGATGGCCACCACTTCGTCAAGTGTGAGATCCTTTTTTGTTGGGTCATCCTCGAAAGCGAAAACTGAATTAAAACGTTGTGGCCTAAAACGCCAATACGTTTCATTGATTTTCATTCCAGGAGTTGG